GATACATATTCGGATGTTGCAACTGGATCAAATACAAGTTATAGTGACGCTGCATAATAGGAGATAATTTATGGCATCAACATACACACCTTTAGGTGTAGAACTTCAAGCAACTGGTGAAAACGCCGGTACATGGGGAACGAAAACTAATACTAATTTACAAATTATAGAACAAATTTCTGGTGGCTATATTGCTAAATCTATAGCAGGTGGCGCTCAAACAACTGAGTTAACAGTTTCTGATGGATCAGCTGGCGCAGAACTTGCACATAGAATGATTGAGTTTACAGGAACTATTACAGGAAATCAAATCGTAACAATACCGTTAGATGTTCAAACTTTTTATTTTTTAAGAAATTCAACATCAGGTGCTTATACAGTTCAATTTAAATATGCATCTGGCTCAGGAGACTCGTTTACTTTTTCAACAACAGATAAAGGTGATGCTCTTGTATTTGCAACTGCAAATGATGGAACTAATCCAGACATCGATACTTTACCAGCTGGTGATGTTACACTTACTGGAACACAAACTTTAACAAACAAAACTTTAACAGCTCCAAAAATTGCAGATGCAGGTTTTATTGCAGATGCAAACGGAGCGGAACAAATTATATTTCAAACAACAGCTTCAGCAGTTAATGAATTAGAAGTAACTAATGCTGCAACAGGAAACCCACCTATATTAGGTGCGAGTGGAGAAACTAACGTTGATGTTCATATTAAACCAAAAGGTTCTGGAGAAACTAGAATTGGTACAGGCGCAGCTGCAGCTACTTTAACAACAGATGGTGCTCATGATTTAGTTTTAGATACTAACTCTGGAAGTAATTCTGGTACAATTACAATAACAGATGGTGCAGGTGGTAATATTACTATCACACCAAATGGGTCAGGAAACATTGTCCTTGATGGACTTACATTTCCAAACGCTGATGGATCAGCAAATCAGGCCCTAATTACAGATGGCTCTGGAACTATAAGTTTTGGATCAGCAGGAATATCAACAGGAAAAGCTATTGCAATGGCAATCGTATTCGGATAAAAGGAGTAAATTATGGCAGCACCAAATATAGTATCAGTATCATCAATCATAGGAGAGTCCCAAGGTTTTCAATTGGATACAACTGTTACCACAGAACTAATAACTGTGGCATCAAATAAATTAGTAAAAATTAATAGAATTTCAGTAGCAAACATTGACG